ATTAGTAAATGTTTATAAAGATGCATCATCAAAGTATGATTGCACAAATGGTGGTGTTTCATCTAGGAAAATCAAAGGACTTTGTTTAACAAATGTGAGTGGGCCTTTCGATCCATGTGATGAATATCCTGCCGCTCAATTGGTAAAACAAACTTTTCATTTTGGTTCTTCTGTTAAAGTTATTCCAGAAGAGTGTGAAGGTAAACAGACTCAGATGGGTGGTAACTATGCCGCAACATCTGATAGTAGGTTCAGTGAAAAGATTGAACAAATGCTTGGACACAACTTTTATGGTGCTATTCCTATTCACGACAGAATTGAAAGAAATTATTAAAAAGTTCTTGACTTGTTGTGATAACAATGGTATTATGTATATAGATGATGAGAAAGGTGATTCGCTATGAAAATTCAAAAAAACATTAAAGACGTTAAATTTTACGGTACAGAGATGCCTGTATCGGAGAATATCGTGATGGCATCTGCCGCTGGGTGGTATGTCGGTGCAGTCTGTAAAGATCCAGACTGTGGTGGTATGATTGTGCCTTTTGATAGGTACACTGATTACTTTGCAACGCCTGAGGACGTTGTGAAACATTGTAGTTATTTGTTGGAGGCTGCGTAATGACAGAACTTTTAGAAGACATTGAGGTTTTAGAGAACCTTGTAATTGCTATGAATGAAGGTGCTTCGGATGAGAAGTACATGGCACTTCATGCAGTGGAAACTCTTCTTTTGAAGAAAAAAGATACCTTTAACCAGTTTGAAGCTGAAATGGAAAAGGAGTGTGGTTATGCCCGAACAGGTTATTGATTTAAATGGGCCTGCTGGTAATGCATTTTTTCTACTCTCACGAGCAGGAGATCTTGCAGAACAGTTAGGATTGGATAGTGATGCAATCACAGATGAAATGATAGAAGGTGATTATGAAAACCTTATTTCTGTGTTCACTAAATATTTTGGAGATTACGTTACATTGGAGCGATAAATGACAGCAATTGAACATGCTATTTTAGCAACATCAATACTTGCTGCTTTCTTTTACTACGGAAAGTACTTAGGTAAAAAACAGGTTGTGGATGAGATAATTGAACACACCCTTGAAACTTTAGAAAAAGGTAACTATATAAAAGTAAAATATCACGGCGACTCAAAAGAAAAAGAATTAATACCTCTTGACACTGAGTCATAAATTTGGTATTATAGAATGTTGTTCGTGATTCGGAGGTTTAATTGATAATGACATGATTTACAAGACGTTAGAAGAGGCCATTGTGGCTGCAAAAGAGATGTGTCGAGTATTGGACACATATGTAAAAATCACTGAATGTGAAACTGGATATGAACTATTTGGAACTGGTGATTTTGTATTGGAGATAAAAGAATGAAGAAGTTACTTGGTACATCAGCACTAGTTGTTTTGATTGGTTGTCATCCAGCAGCTGCACATGAAGCACAAGATCATTATAAGTCTGTAACTAAACGTATACCGACTACATATCAATCATGTGAAGTTGTAGATGTTCCTATATATGGACAGACAAGTGGTGGTGCCTCTGGTGCAGATGTTCTTACTGGTATCATTATCGGTGGTTTACTTGGTAAGGGTGCGTCTGGTAATGACAAAGGTGCAGCTGCTGGTGCAGTGATTGGTGGTATGGTTGCCGCTGATAAGAAAAAAGGTAATCAACGGATTGTTGGTTATAAACAACAACAAGTTTGTAGAGATGTTACAACATACGATGAAAGTAGACACACTATCTATAGTCATTCGACTGTTACATTTACATACGAGGGTAGAACCTATTCCCTGAGATTTCAAAAATAGGTACAGTTGAGTTATAACTGCCCTTAGCTCAGCTGGATTAGAGCAACAGCCTTCTAAGCTGTGGGTCGTAGGTTCGAGTCCTACAGGGCAGGCCAACTATGAGGAAAATATGTATAAAAAAAGAAAAGATAAAGAAACAAATCTAGGTGGATTAACAGTTACAGTTCGTAACGATGATGTTAATGGTGCATTGAGAGTTCTTAAAAAAAGACTTATTAAAGATGGTTTGTTTCAAGAACTACGAGAACGCTCTTACTTTGAGAGTAAGGGAACGAAGCGCAGAAAAGAAAAGGCTGCAGCTACTCGTAGGTTCAAACGTAAGATGTTAAAACGACAGGAAGAGATGGGATACTAGAATGATTGTAACTTGTCCTAAATGTTCAACAATTTATGATGAGGAAAAATATTCTAGTTGTCCTAGATGTCAGGAACAACAAGATTTTGATAATGGGCCTTGGAAAAAGGATAGGTGATATGGCACAGCGTACAAAAATTGAGAGTGATAATACAATTCCAAAACCTCGTAAGAGAAGGAAACCAATGTCTGCTGAACAAAAAGCAGCTGCAGCAGAACGTCTTGCTAAAGCTCGTGAAAAACGACTAAAGGAAAATCCCCCAGAATATAAATCAATTCATCCAGACGTTCTTGCTCGTCCAGACTCAGATCCTTGGAATCATAAAAGTGTGAAGAGATGGATTAAGACGCAAAGAGAACTTCTTGCAACGGAACGTAAGAATGTTAGACAGAATGTCAAAGGTGCTATTGCTAAAATGAAATCCCACGAAGGTTATGTTCAGAATATGGAAAGATACCTAAAGAGTGGAATATGGTTAGACTTGTTTTGGGGAGAGTACCAAGAAAAGAAATGTAAGAGTGTTTGTTTAGTGATGGCATATCACCCAGACGGTACACCCAAAAGAACTGTTGGAATGTGGTATCCAGATATTGGATGCGATTGGACAAGGGAAATGGAAAATGACTAATGATAATGAAAACCCTGAGAGTAATATAATAAAGTTCCCTAAAAATAATCCAAAGGTTGCAATTAAAATTGATAATAAAGCTCACGAGATTCGTGAGAATATTATCTTTACTGAAAATCTATGTGAAGCTTTAGTAGTAAACATGATACATAACATGTCAGAAAATGGCATGAATGTAGATGGTGAAAACTTTATTAGAGACACTTCTGTAATAATAGAACTAGTTAAGTCTACAATCTATAGAGACTTGGGTATGACACATCCGCTTCAAGAACTTGTTGAAACGCTTACCACTGTGATAAAGGATAATGATGGTGTAGCCTATGATGTTGACTTAGAAGGTTTGGCAAAATTATTAGAAGAAATAGATAAACCTATTGACAATTAATGATTTTTGTAGTACTATATAATACTATAAAAAGGTGAATATATGATATTAGTTGATATGAACCAAGTCACAATCAGTAATCTTATGATGCAGATTGGTTCTAAAAGAAAAAATGATGTTGATGAAAATCTAGTTCGCCATATGGTATTGAACTCACTTAGAATGTATCGTTCTAGGTTTAGTGAAGAATATGGAGAACTTGTTCTTTGTTACGATAGTAAGAAGTATTGGAGAAGAGACTACTTCCCAAACTACAAATCTAATCGTAAGAAAGATAGAGAAGCTTCTGGATTAGATTGGAATCTAATCTTTGAAACTCTCAACAACATTCGTGACGAAATAAAAGATAATTTCCCATACAAAGTTTTAGAAGTAGAAGGTGCAGAAGCAGATGATTGTATCGCTGCTGTGGTACAACATATTGCTGTTACACCATCTGAGTATGAGAAGGTTCTAATTCTTTCTGGAGACAAAGACTTTATTCAGTTGCAAAAACACAGTTTTGTAAAACAATTTTCGCCTGTGTTGAAAAAGTTTGTAAGTGGTATAGATCCAGATATATATATTAGAGAACATATATTGAAGGGTGATAGAAGTGATGGAGTTCCTAATTTCTTATCATCAGACAATACGTTTGTAGATGAGTTACGACAGAAGCCTTTGTCCAAGAAAAAACTGGAGACTTGGATTGACCTTGACCCAGAAGATTATTGTACTGAAGACATGATGCGTAACTATCAACGTAACAAAGTTTTGATTGACTTGGAACAGATTCCAAGAGAACTGAAGGTAGAGATACTAGAACAATATCAGTTACCACCAAAAGGTGAACGATCAAAACTGTTAAATTATTTTATTAAAAAGAGATTGAAAAATCTTATGAATGACATTGGAGATTTTTAATATGGCACAGTCCACATACACACCTCTACTATCTGAGGTTTTAAGAAAAGTGCATAATGCAAAAACAAAAGATAAAAAGGTTGCAATCCTAAAAGAACACGATTGCGATCCACTACGAATGGTAATCAAATCATCGTTTGATCCTAAAATCGAATGGTTGATTCCAGAAGGAGAAGTTCCCTTCAAAGCAAATGAAGCTGAAGAAGGAACAGAACATACAGTACTACGCAGAGAAGCAAGGAAACTGTATCGTTTTATAAAGGGTGGAGATAATACTCTAGTTGGGTTTAAACGTGAGAATATGTTTATTCAATTATTAGAAGGACTCCACAAATCAGAAGCACAATTAATAGTTGATGCTAAAGATAAGAAATTACATCAAACTTACAAAGGACTTTCAACAACTGTTGTTAAGGAAGCGTTTGGGTGGAATGATGAATTTATGAAACAAGAATAGGAAAAGATATGAGCTTTGAATTCGATTTTACTAAAGGACATCTCGCAGAAATCATATCTGCTGATGCTGATGATTGGTATGATGCACTGTGCGAACTGTTACCAAAATATGGTATCACAACAGAACGTAGGGTTGCACACTTTTTAAGTCAGTGTGCCCACGAATCTGGTGGGTTCAAACGATTAGAAGAAAATCTAAACTATAGTGCAAAGGCGCTTCGTGCAGTCTTTGGACGATACTTTGGTAACTCACCTAAACGTGATGCAGATGAATATCACCGTAAACCAGAAATGATTGCAAACTATGTGTACATGGACGAATATCGTAAGTACAAA